GCGTTGGTTACATTGGCTACCTCAATGTTTTGATCGTTAACATCAATAGTAGTGAACGTCGTGTTAGTCGTAAAGCCAAACCCACCATCGTTAAGTGTAAAACTAATAAGACCTGTAGCATCATCTACGGCTGTTACTCTTGCTTTACCTTGCTTACCAACGTCTGATGTAATTGTAAACAAGTCGCCAACAGCATTGTTACTGCCACCTAGAGTAATATTAATGCCTGACAAAGAACCAGTAACAACTGGCATATCATCTTGAATACCGTCAGACGACTTTACTACAATCTCGCCTCTAAGAAAATCTCCTCTAAGGTTAGATAGTTTTAGTACATTTGTTTTAGCTCCATTAAGTAGCTTTGTTGAAATTGTTTCTACAAATGCTTTTGCACCACTAGTTGCACCAGTAATTTCTAATCCTTCTAAACCTTTAAGATTGTCATAGTTAGGAGCATAGCATTCAATGTATCGTGGTAGTCTAAAGTTTGCATCCGATGGTCTAATTACGTCATCGGAGGGATAATGAACAGTCGCAGGTTCATTGAATAGTAATCTAAAAAGTAACTGTACCGCACGTTGTGATCCTTTTGCTTTGTAAAAGTCAAAGATGTTTTTGATAGTAATTCTATCATCAGCTTTAATAAGACCTGGAAGGTCTTTTAGATATGTTCTTTTAAACTCTTCTAAGAACTGGTCAGTAGTTTTATCTACGTCTTTATATTCTAATTGGTTTCTGGCAACGTCAAGAGTCTTGCCTGATGTTTCAAGGTATTCGTAATATGCTTCTAGGAATATACGAAAAGATTCACCTTCCTCAGCATAGAAAGCTGGGAACTGCTCTTTTACAAATAAGGAAATCTTATCGTCGATTTCTCTCATTTACGACCTCTCTTGAACGATCGTTACCGTAGGCGTTGAGTTGTAACTTAAGATAATGTTTTTATCTGAAGATATGGTTCTCGATATAGGATTAGCAAACACCTTAATAGCACTGCCGTTAAAAGACGAAGTCTTAAATGAGTTAATCTTTACTTCACCAGACACGTAATCTACTGTTCCAATATCTTGTTCTAGAATAGATAGTCCTGCAGATGAATCTTGTACGATCTGCATTTTACCGTCACCATTATCTCTAAATGAACATCCTGCTGTATCACCAAATGTAAATGTCGTAGAAGATACGGGAGACGTGCCATCTACGAATTTGTTATTCTGAGTGATTTCTCTATAGATTTCATTGTTAAAGTTAAGCACGAAAGTCTCCGTTGCATTCAATGTAGGTACCATCCTTTTCTCTAAAAGCACTTCTACGTCATTGTTAAGAATAGAAGGGTCTGCAGCATCAATATCTGCTGCTAGCTTAGATAATCTAAGTCTGCTATTAAAGTCATTAATCTTTGCAGTTGCATGATTCTGCAACGCGTTGATAACCACTGTCTTTATTTCATTATCACTTTTAGTGGTTACATTGGGATTATAACGTACTACCGTTGAAAGGTCAACGTATAAAAATTCTGGATCCACAACTACTGGCGTAATAGATAAAGGTGCTCTAAGTCTTGCAAAGTCCTCAATATCTTTCTTTCTTGATAATGGAATGCCTTCTGCGTTCTTTAGATCGACAGAAATCAACACTCTACCAAACTGAGGTGGGTTTGCAAGCTCTCCGCCGTATACGTTAATGGCTTCAACGTCACTGAAGTTTTGTTTAATTAGTGTTTTATAATCAGAATCAGTCACAGTTCTGTCTTGGATTGCTAGTGATCTTGATGCATTTTTACGAATACTTTCGTCAGACTCTGGTAAACTTCCGCCTCTTGCTGATGTTATTGTAGTGATTGCTACGTTATCATATCCCTGAATATCGCCAACTAATGAGAAAGCATTTGCGGAGTTAGGTACATCAGCGCTTGACTTTCTGTAAGTACATTGTATAATATTACCATTATCTACTGCCTTACCTAGTACATTATCACCAAATTGTACTTCATACTTACCACTTTCAGCTGGAGCAATGAAGAATGTATTTGATGTACCATTGATATCGATTGTGTTTAGATTTCTTGTCCACTCAGAGTTAGCTGTATCTGTTGCAGATACAATTACTTTAACTACCAAGCTATCAACATCTATTTCGTTATTTTCTAAAACGAATCTTTGGTCTGTGTTTGCTGTGTTTACTGTAAACAATTCTTGAACAACTTCGCCTTCAAAGATGTCTACATTGTTTGCAATATAGTTTCCATCAACATCTGCATTAATTGTTATACCTTCGTTTGTAGAGAATGTGTATGTGTTTGATTCAATAGACGTTGTAAAAGATGTATACTTAGGAATAGTAATGTTTGCTGGTGTATCTGTAGGTGTAATATCTAACTTAATTACAGCTTTTGAACTTGCTCTTGATTGCGGTAAGTAGTTTAACGTCTTTGCGTGAGCAACAATACTATCTCTCAATACAGCACTGTTAATAAACGATTCGTTTGCTACCATGTTAAGATAGAAATTATTCATATATGTGTTATATGCTAACACGTCTAAAAGTACGTTTAGGTTAGATCCAGCAAAGTCGTAATCCTTTAACGCACTTTGAGTCTCAAGATAAGTCTTAAGATTGCTTTTAATGTCATTAAAGTTTAAGTTTGCTACTGACAGCGCTGTGTTTGCCATTACCCGATTCTCTCTATTTCTAAGTTAAGCCTTTGAGGCTCATCTATATTTATGATGCCAAAAGTTATCGCTACGTTAAGATTGTTGTTATCTGGATCCGGACTAACCGATACATCAATTAGCGTCGCTCTTGGTTCATGGTTTTCTATTGTTTCTCTTGTATATTGTTTAATCAACTCAGCTGTTTGCGGAGTAAAGTTTTCAAACAAAAGAGATCTAATTTTAGATCCTATTGTTGGCTGCATTAACCTTTCACCTCTATCAGTTAGTATAAGGTTCTTTACAGATTGCTTTACTGCATTTACGTCAGTCTTTAGTGATAGATCCTTCTTTACAGGATGAACCGCAAAGCTGTTGTTGAAGTCAGAAAAAGTACTCATATCCTTATTTAGCCAACAATGACAAGGTTCGGAAGCGCTTCTGTTTGAGCTCCCCAGTCCATATTGTCTTTATAAATGGTCTCAAATGTTTCCCTAGACAATTCTGGCTTTTTAGGTTTGTCGGCTCTTGCTCCTAATATAAACAATTCGTTTTGAAACTCGTATTCAATATCTCTCTTGGCTTGTTGAATGTGATGCATTATAGCTTCTAATCTTTTTGCATCACTGGCCTTTCTACTGCTATTGGCTGTGTCTTCTTGTGTGTCTCTTATAGCATATAGAGCTTTAACTTCTTCTTGCGTTCTTTTATTTCTTGCCTTCTCTAAAGCCTTAACTGCAATAGTTTCTAATCTAGTCTTGACTGTTGAGTGTCCTTTAATGTTTTCGTTTCCTGGAGGAACGTCAGTCTCCCCACCAGACACTCCTGCAGGAGGTGCTTCAACTGCTTCAGCATCTTTACTTGGAACCGGTGTAGGTATACCAAGTTTCTTCATTATACCATCAGCATCTAATTCAAAATTAGGAACAAGCTCGCACACTTTACTTGCAAAATCTTCTAGTCCTTGTTGGAATGGACTATCAAACCCGCCAATAAGATCTGTAATCCCTTCTGGCGTACTTCCATCAATAGCATCAAGCACTGCGCCTTTTGGATTGTTAATGATGCCTTGTACTTCACTAGACAGCTTGTTAACTTGGTCTACATTAATGCCAGCTTCGCCCATAACGCTATCTAAGTCTACAGCGTCACCAAAAGTTTCTTTCATGCCTTCAAGCGTTTGCATGAACTCGCCAGGGTTATCTGCAGCACCTGCTAATTTAGTCATCTCTGCTTGAAGATTCTTAGCTGGCTCTGGCAAGTCTGGAAACGCTTTGTCTATCTCTGTATTCAAAGCTCCAACTTGAGCTTGAACTAAATCTGCTACTGAACCTAATGCATCTTCTGCTAGATCCTTTCCAAAATCTTTTATTCCGTCTGCAAGTTTGTTTACTTCTTGCGCTGCTGCTTGTATTCCTCCGCAACTCATTATGTACCCCCATTCGGTGCATCAGAAGTATTCTTAGCTCCAGCATTAGCTCCGGTGCCAGTATCCATCGATGTTGTTTCGTGAGTGTGAGTATGCAATGTAACTGTTGTATCTGTAATGTTACCAGATGTGACATCAATACTACCAGTGTTAAAGTCAATTTCACCTGTTTCTGCATCAAGATCAAATGATGGTGCATCCATATCAATAAGAGTGTTAGATGAAATAGTCATATCGTTTACTGATTTCATTGCTAAAGTATTATCTGCAGTAAACACAATAGCATCACCAGACTGCAATCCTACTTTATTAGATGCAACTGATTTGTTAACTCCATCAGTGGTTCTTGTAGTGTTGTTTGCATTGATAATATTCTCCTCACCAAAAATAATCTCACTGTGAGTTCCTTTTACTGTCTCATCATAATTACCAATGGTTGTTTCGTTTTTATTTTTACTTACACGCTCGTGTCTATTGCCGTTAATCTGTATTGCTTGGTCAGATAGAATCTCTTTAGCTTCGTTACCAGCGACCTTCTTAATGTAGTCGCCTCCAACTGTTAGCATGTAGTTGCCGCCTACCTCTGTAATCATATCACCTTTGACTAACATTCTTACATCACTGTCTACTGTGACATTAACATTGCCTCTAATATAGACGTCATTGTCTTTTAGAATCATCGTATAGTCGTGACCATTAATCTTAGTCACTCTATTTCCATCTGGTTGTATTTCTTGATACGTGCCTTTAATGTGGAACCAATGTATTCTTTCTGCGTCTGGTGTATCGTCTACTTCAAACAAATGACCTGCTTCTGTATACCATACGTGGTTCATAGGATATACTGATTGAGGTACTTCTGGTAAGTCTTCTCCTTGTCCACCAAATCTTGGGTGTGGTTCATCCCAAACAGTTCTTTCATAGAACGCATCGCCCTTATTTGGTAATACGCTTTCTACTTTAGATCCTTTTGCACTTTCAATACCAGACATCTTAGCTGCTCTCTTTTCCATCAACGTAATGTGATCTTCAGCAGTCTCATCTCTTGCGTGTCTGTTAACAGAACTTTCACCTAGTTCTGATTTAGAAGGATCGTTGGTTGGATACTTTCCTTCTGGATCAGTAAACCCTTCTCCTGTTGGAGATTCAGTAGGATTACCAATAAGAGTACCTAACACTAAAGGTAGTTGATACTCAGTCTCATCTAAGAACAATCCAAACACCCAAGTGCCTTCTACAATACCTGTTGGCGATCTACCAACACCAGACATTGAAGCTGAAGTAATTGGATTGAGAACCATTGCCCAAGGCAAGTGATCAATCGACACTTCATTCTTGTCTGCATTGTGTACACTATAGATCCTTACCTTAACTCTTCCGAGCTGCTGAGGATCTACTCTATCTTCTACGACACCTACAAAGTGTCGCATATTTGTAAAACTTTCTACACCACTATCCATTATGCCACCACATTCTTTTCTGGTTTGTCAACATTAGCTCTATAGCTTTCTTTGTGCAATACCAATACATTTTCATATTCTTTCTTATCTACCAGGTGAGTGACTTGTGTAATAAGCCAGTTACCTGACAACTTAGGTTCCTGTTGTTTGTTTTCTGTCTTAGCAGATATCTCAAGCATATTAAGTTCTAATATCTTGCCAACAGTTAAGTTGGAGTTACCCGGTACTCTAATTCTCATCTCTACACTGTTAAGACTGTCAACGTAAAATCTACGTCTTGGAATTAACGATTTAAAGTTATTTGCAAATAATGGATTAGCTCTAGTATTGTGAATCCATTTTGTACTGTTGATAGTACTTAGGTGTCTGTCAATCATCTCCTTGCTATCAAACGTCATTGCGTCGCCTCTAGGATCGACGTGAACGAAATCCTTAAAGTTTTCTTTAACTAATAAAATGTTTGTGTTAATCTTTTGAGATATTAGATCAATCTCTTTGCATTGGTTTGCATATGATCCGCCTTTAATTCTTGACATAATATCTTTATTTGAATCTATTTCTAGCTGCTCAATCATGAATTGAGTCTCTGGATCGCCAGTTTTTTCTAGTTTAGAGTCTGGTGTATACTTGTATTTGTATGGAGATCCTTTGCCTTCTTCGATCAATTGCTCGACGTTATGGAAGTTAAATCCATCCATATTTTCGTAAAATGTATACAAACTTGAGGCATATTTCCCTGAGAAAGCCCTACGAACTAGCATCTGAAATGCTTCAAATGGTGTCATTCCAGGTATAATAAAAGTATCTAGCCCATCAGTTTTGTGAGCAGATAATGGTTTACTAGATCCAATTTTACCATATACGTCCTTTACTGCGCTCAATACTGTAGACGTATATCCTTTGTTAATGTCCATTGTAGACTGTGTATAATGTTCTGGAGTTACCCCAAAGATTTGATACACTTTTGCATACCCTGCATTAGGATCTGGGGTTATCTCAAGTTTAAATACCTGAAAAGTGATGTTTAGCTCTCTATCACCTTTACCCATGCTTTTAAATTTCATATCTACAGTTTCTGTTCCATCAAAGTCTACTTTGTTGAAATCATCTGCGCCATCGTATACAGTTAGATTTAGAACCAACGAGTCCTTGAACAAGTCTTCTTGTATTTCAAAGTTTGCAAAAGAGTTTGTTACATTTAGCGTTCCGCCAGCATGCTTGAACTCTATAAGATCAATCTTTCTACTTTTTTGTATGTAGTCGCCCATTATTCATTCATTGCCTTTCTAAGAAGATTGGCTGCCTCATTGGCCATTCTATAATCTACTAATCTAATTTCTCTCTTAGCATCATTAAGTTCTTCTTCATAATTATATGCATATACGGGTTTATAGTTTGACGCTGTAACGCCTTTTGTCACCCCAGCAAGAGTTGCTACCGTACCTGCAATGTGTAAGTCGTATGTTTCTTTAGAGATAGTTGTACCTGTTGGTTCATTGTTCTTAGCTGGATCGACTTGCTTGTAGTGA